GTCTCTGGAACTCCGAACATCAGTTCCACTGGCCACACCATCGGCGTCTACTAGGAGGCAGCATGACCACAATCCGCAACCAGAGCATCGATGGCGCCGGCAACATCATTAGCGATGAGACCGTCGAGCTCCCACAAGCTCCGCTCGACCCGACCGGGGCGTTCGCAACGCTTCTCGTCGTGAAGGGCGTGGTCGACATCAACGACGCCGCCAACTCCCTGCACCTCACGCCTGCCGACCTCACCGCTGAGGCCGAGGCGTGGGCCGTCGCGGAGGCTGGTGGCTGATGGCCGTTCTGACTGTCGGTACGGGCGCCCCGGCGCTAGGAACAATCCAGATGCGGATCGGCGCAGCGATCCCCTTCATCGTCGATCAGCTCCCCGGCGGGGCTATCGCTCCGTTCGACGTTTCTGTCACACCCGAGGCGTACGGTTCCAGTGGCGGTGAGGTGATGTTTAGTTGTGGTGATCAGAACGTCACCTCGTACACCGCTACTGGTGAAGGGGTGGAAGGCTACGAGTCTCTTGGAGGGGAGATTCTCTATACCGCTCTCTGACCCAGTCTGGTGGTGGCTCGTGTCTCATGCCCTCGAGCCACCACCACCTTCTCGCAGCTACGAGCTGCAGCGTTGAGCCCCTGGTCTTCGGACCGGGGGCTTTCGCTATTTCTGGGCTACCAGGTGAGGGCGAAGTCGAGAGCGCGCGCGACGACGCCGGGTAGGTCGTCGAGCTTCACGCCCCAGTCGATCTCCTCACCCTGCGTGCATGGGCCTTCCCAACACTGCAGCACCTCGCGCGGCCCGTCATCGCGTGTGGAGATACAAAGCTCGACGTGCGCCTCGCCGCCGACCCGCGCGATTCGCAGGGCGATCGTGGCGACGCCTGCCACGGTCTCGGTGTGAATGGTGGCGTGGTCGAGGTTGTGTAGGTCCATGCCGCGGAAGCTACGCGGTCGATGTGACTCAACCGCCTGCTACTGATCGAGGCATGACACATCTCATCCTGCACACGTTGCTGCGCATCATCTGCTCACCGGGCCGCGGTCCGATTCGGCCGCTGTTCTGCTTCATCAAGCTCTGAGGCTCAGATGAGCTTCTGTTGGCCGTGGGCACCCGCGCTCTTTGCCTTGCGGTGCGTCTTGTCCTTTGCCATCGAGCCCCTATCCGGCATGTCGATGGTTGCCCCGTTGAAGAGATCTTGGATCGTCAAGATTTGGAGTCGTGGATACCGCTTGCCCCACGGGCCTTCGTAATAACCGGCGTCCGCGGCCTCCTGTCTCATGGGCTTGGTCGGCGGCTCCATTGACAACAACACGCCGATCGCGGCTTTCTCTCGCTCGATGACACCGCGAAGGTCGCGCAGCTGGCTCACGCTGACCTTGCCGGCCTTCACTGACAGCAGGACCTGTTGAGTCTTCCCGTCTTGCCCGTCGTTGAAGTAGATCTTCCCATCGATGCCCTTGTCGGCACCCTTCTTCTGATCGGCGGGTCGAGCTCCGACCAGACCAAGCGACCACCACTGGAACTGGTACGGATCGGAGCCGGCGAGTTGTCGAGCTCCTTCCATGTCCTGCGGTTCGCCTATGACGTCGAACTCGCACGCGTCGCCATAGGTGTCTACGAGGCGTTTGCGGATGAGGTTGATGGCCAGGTGGGTGACATCTATCCCAATCCAGCGCCGGCCCAGACGTTGGGCCGCGTCCGTCGCTGTGCCACAACCGCAGAACGGGTCGAGGACGACATCTCCGGGATTACTGGCGGCCTTGATGATGCGCTCGAGAAGCGCCAGGGGCTTCTGGGTGGGATAGCCCAGATACTCCTTGCCGCGGGGAGCGATGGCGAATGGCCAGTAGTCCTCGGGGATCTTGCCCTTTGAGTCGATCTCTCGCACTTGGTCGTCGTCGCCGGGCACGAAACCCGATCCAGTCAGTCCCGGCTTGTAGTTCTCCTTGGTCTTCTTGGAGTACGGGATTCGGACGTCGTCGACGTTGAACGTCCACTCATCGCCCATCGAGTACCAGAAGATGACATCGTGCTTCCGGCTGAACTGCCGCTGCTTGGGAGCTGATGGGCCGGTGTAGGTCCAGATGATCTCGTTCCGGAAGTTATCGCCGCCGAAGCACGCATCCATCAGGATCTTTAGGTAGTGGCTGGCTGTCGGATCACAGTGCAGGAAGATGCTGCCGGTGGGTTTGAGCACTCGCTTCATCTCGATCATGCGGACACCCATCATCGAGAGGTACGCCATCATGTCCGACGGCCCGAGGAAGTTGTGCAGCGACACAAGCGCATCTGCGAGCCGACCACCGTCCCTGACCACTTCATCGTACGCCTGCGCTGCCGAGGCATCCCAGTGCCAGGTGTCGTCGAACGCTTCGATCTGAGCGGCCGACTTGGTTCCGTCTTCGTCGTGCTCCTTGAACAGAACGTTGTAGCTGGCATTGGACTTGAACGGCGGGTCGAGGTACAGCAGATCCACCGATTCGTCCTCGATGTGCTGACGCATGACTTCGAGGTTGTCGCCGTAGTAGAGCGTGTTATTGGCCAAGGTAATCCGGCTCCCTTCCCGGCCAGCGAGCGCAGTCGAACGTCCACATCGTGATGACGGAGCTGAACGTGTCGTCGGTCACGTCTGGGTCGATGGCCTCGAACTCGGCGAGCGTCGCGGCGATCCGCTCGGAGCGCCATGCCGGCCACTCCGTATCGGGCACAGCGTCGAGGGACTGCTGCACCTCCCAAAGGATGTCCTCGGTGCGATTGAGGAACGGCAGGCGGTACTTGTCGTCTTCGGGGACGCAGAGAGCGTCAAGCCAGAGCTCACTGAGTTCGCGACGCCACTGGCCGCCACCCACCATGTCGGCCTCGCCGACGTCGGCCGCGGCGACGAACTCGTTCACAAACTTGACGAAGAGTTCGTGCCAACCATCGATCGAGATCTGCGTGTCTTCGTCAAGTGACGTGAGGGATGCAATCAACTCTTCGGCGTCCACTTAGACATCATGCCCCAGGGCATCGAGCGATGCGGCCATCGCTTCCTCCTTGACAACCGCTTGGGCATAGATGTCGAGAACGATGGAAGGGCGAGAGTGACCAAGTATCTGTGCGATGGCAACGACGTCGTGCTCGTTGCTTGCCACCAGTTCCGTCGCAACTGTGTGACGCAGCATGTGGGGGTTCACGCTTCGCTCAATCGTTCCGTTCTCGGCGAGCTTGCCGGAGATTATGGCGACCTTGTCGGTCACCCAGTTCGGCTTGATGGGTGTCTCGCACGCTGGTGAACGACTGAACGCAAAGCCATTTTCTTCAACGTACATCTCGAGAGCGGCTGCACGGCCCTCGCACCACTTCCGCCACGCCTTGAGTCGAATCGCCATGTTCGGGCCCAGGGGGATGATGCGCATCCCGGCTTCGGTCTTGGTGTCCTTCTCACCGATGAGCTTGTTGTACTGCCAGATGTTGCGCTGCACGATGACGTAGGGCTTCGCACCGTCGAGCTTGAGGTCGGTCCACTTGATGCCACAGGCCTCGCCGCGGCGCAGTCCGGTCTTGCCAATGAACCAGAGGAGCTCAGCCATGGCCGGGTCCGTCTTGGCCATCGTCGCCATGACGACGTTCTGGTCGCCGCGGCGCATCGGCTTGACCTTGGTCTTCTTCTGCTTGCCCAGCTTCACCTTGGAGGCCGGGTTCACTTCGATGATTTCCTCGTCGACGCAGTGCTCGAGTGCCGTCCTCAGCGGCGAGAGATATCGACGTAGCGATGACACCGCGAGCAGCGGTCGCAGCGGGGCCAAGACGGCGTTGATGTCGGCAAAGCCGATGTCACGTACCCGTTTCGACCCCAACTTGGGCTCCCAGACGGCCTTGAAGATGTCTTGGTTCTTGAGGATGTAGGTAGGGGAGTGGTCTCCTTCGATGGTTTCCTGCCACGAGTTGAACGCCGTCGTGAGCGTGGGGTTCGATGGGTCTTCTGCCTTCACCTCATGGAGAATGGCCGCAGCCTGAAGGTTGGCATCGGAGTAGGACGTCGAGCGGATGTGACGCTTGATGCGCTTGCCGTCGATGCGGATGCGGTACACCCACTTGTCCGTATAGACGGCGTGGTGGACGCCCTTCTTGACTGTTGTCTTGATGGACCCGTCTTCGTTGCGAGCCACCTCGTTGTCGAGCGACCCACTGCCGTAGGGCCGGCGAGGATGCACCTTGACCACCGGGTTCTCTGGAGTGCCGACCGCCGGTGCTTCTTCTTGGGCACTTGCCTCGGCTGCTGTATCGTTGTTGTTCTGGGTCATGGACGCAGTGTGCTCCTAGGGTGTGACATTGGGCACCTGATTGGGTACGCGGCCGACGGAAGCCCAATGGAGAGGTGCGAGAGCGGCCGAATCGGAGTCACTGCTAAAGACTCTCTAAGTCCACCGTCCTAGGCCAAAAGGGCCAAAACGTAGGGATTCGAGCCATAGCGACAGGGGCCCAACGACGCCCCTTACGAGGTCATTGGGTACCAAAGTGGGTACGCGCCCAGAACGGCGCGGCGGCCCTACTTCAGGGGCTCGAGCAGGGCGCCGATTGGGATCGTCGGCCAGTCATCGGGAGCCGAAGTCCTGCCCTCAACGAGATCGCCAAGGTGAAGGATCTCGGGAGCATCAAGACGGCGATCGGCGGCATCACGAGCTGCAGTGATGAGCTCGCCCAGGACCAGCATGGAGCCGAACTGTGCCGGGCTGGTGTCGAGGAACTTCATGATCGCCAGGTAGCTCTTGGCGTCGGGCCGACCGTTGCGCAGCCACTGAGACACTCGGGTCTGGCTCGTGCCGATTATTTCGGCTGCCTGCATCTGAGAGACACCTAGCTCCTCGAGGTGCTGTCGAAGGGCTTGGGCGAGGGTCAAGTTGGGTGCGTAGTCCATTGTCACACCCTAGGCGTGATAACGCGCGACGGCAAAAATAATCCAAGAAAACACTAAAACCGACTAAACGTGTCACAACTACGCGGTATTATCTCCTACAGGTCAACAACGACCAATCAGTACTGGGAGGTACATGATGAGCAAGACCACTGGAGACAAGGCGCAGGGGACCAGCGCAACCGAGGCAACTCGTTACATGGTCACCATCAGCACTGAGTACTCAACGATGTACGACTGGACCGATGGCCCAGTCACCATCGCCACGCTCGAGGAGCTCTTCACCGACTGGGATGAGTACCTGCGCAACGTGCAGCGTGTGGACCGCCTTTCCTACTGGGGAGAGACCTTGAAGCTGGACGCCGAGGACAACGAGCTCTGGGTGGCGTGCTGGTTCAAGCTCGAGGAGGTGGAGGCATGAGCACCACAATCAGCGCTCAGCAGAAAGTCGACCAACTCGTTTACCGCCTGCACGAGCTAATGCCAGCCCACGCCTACCAGCAGCTCCTTGTCGAGCTTCAAGACCGTGGCAGGCTCTTCTACGGGGAGGACTTCCTCTACACCGAGAACATCACGCTGCATGAGCTCTATCGATTCGCTCTCAAGATTGCTCTTGACGCCGAGCCGGAGCCGAACGCCTCTATCAGCACCCTGGAGCAACAGCATTCCTTTCCAGCGATGGCAGCACGGACACAGCCAATCGTCATTTCGAGTATCCGGCAGATGTTGCCCGAGGGTCACCAGCCCGAAGAGCTCATGGACTTCATCTATGAGTTGGTCGAAAGGGAGTGGCTCTTCCACGAGGAGGATGGCTCCTGGAGCGTTTTCACGGACCTCGACCTACCCGGCACTTTCCGGAGTTGGTTCGGCTACCCGACCGAGGGCTCGGAGTGATGGCGCTCGACCCGACGACAGTTGAGGGCGCTCTCACCATGGCTCTCATCCTCAACATCGTCGCTCCTGATGACGAGCAGGCAGCCACCCTGCTCGGCATCGCCACGCAAATCGCCGCCGGCCTGGATAAGGCCACCATCACCGCTTGCTACATGCGGGCCCAAGAAGAACTGGGGGTGCTCCGATGACGACCACACTCTCTTCTGACCGGCCGTTCGTCGGCCAGGTGATGTCCATCGAGGAGGTGATGGAGGCGACCGGCTGGTCCCGGCGCTCCATCAACCGCCGGGTCGCCGATGGGACGCTGACGCCTCCCGTGGTTTTCCGCCTCACCCCTCACGGCACAGTTCGCTTCAACCGCAGGGCCTTCATGGAGTGGCTCGAGAACGGCGGAGCGCTCGTTTCGACCGAGGCGTCGGCATGAACGTCTCGGTCATTTATCCCCTGGTGAGCGGAGTCGGAGCAACCGACTCGGAGCTCGGAGCTGCAGCGATGACGGTCGCCTCTGCAGCGCTGACGAGCTCCTTGAGTAGGTCCGCCTCCCTCACCGGGGCCTCCCCTGCCGTCACGGTGTCGCTTGGGGCGACCCGTGAGTCCCGATCGGAGGAACCCGCGCATGATCTGCGGGTAGGCCCCGATCGCGTTTTCCCAGCTCAGCGCGATCGCTGCGGAGCAGCATCTTTCTCAGATCTACACACCACCCAGACACCTGCACACAACACGACTGCGTACACCCATTTCCCGGTGACACTTCTCACCTCCATTGGCCCAACTGACACCAACGGAGAGGACAGGGCCCATGGGAAATATCAGCTACATCCATGCATCGCGCGCAGAGGAAGAGTTCGAGCCTGACTCGGATCGCTCGCTCGAGGCGACGCTTTTCGAAGCGGCCGCGACGCTCGTCGGCTTCATGATCGAGGACCAGCAGTTCGACCCTCACGTCGGCATCCTCGTCGGTGAGCTCGAGTACTGGGGCCAGATCGCCCGAGAGCACGGCACGCACGCCACGCTCGAGGAGGACGGCTGCCGTGACTGACGCCATCGAGTTCTGGCTCATCTACATCCCCACCGCGATCGTGCTCGGCCTCGTGTCGGCCCTCGCCACCCGCCGTCGCGTGCGCGCCGACGGCCCGCACACTCTGGCCGAGGTGCTGGCCGCCAAGACCAAGGAGACGACATGACCTACCGCAAACTGAACGCCAAGAAGACCCACCGATCCATCGACGAGACGATCGATCTCCTTTCGGGTTTCGACGAAGCCGTGCTGGACGAGCTCCAGCGTGTGAGCCGGATCGGGGTGGGGGTTGATGGGTGGCGCGCCGGCCAGGGAGAAGGGTCGGGTGGCACCGACATCTCTGACCCAACTGGTCAAGCCGTCATCGCGCGACAGGGCCGCATCATGGGTGACCCACGCGGCGAGGCGATCGATGCGGTCGTCAAGCACCTCGCCGAGGCGAGGCGGAGCGCTATCCGAGCCAGTCGCGCGCTGCAGGTCTTCAACAACCTCGGCGAAAGCGAGCGTGGTCGCGTGGTCTCGATCGGGGAGTGCAAGGCGTGTACGGAGCTGGTACCCGGCTCGCAGACCAACCGCCTGAAGGCCGGCTACTGCCCAGCGTGCTACTCGGCGTGGCGGCGGAGCGAGGCTCCTGACGGGTCCGGCCGGCTACCACACCACATCTTCGAGAACGAGCGCCGCGTGGCGCTCACAGAGGCCTCAGGAGAGGCAGAAAGCGAGGTGGCGGCATGAACTACTCCACCGAAGGCATGCCGGAGTGGCTGGCGATCAGTCAAGACCGGCTTCTCGACAACATCCGGGTCACCAAGCGCGCTGACGCACTGGCTGACGCTCCGGCAGGTACTGCTGAGGCCGCGTTGGCCTACAGCAGGCTCCAGGAGAGCGTGGACATCCTCGAGAAGCGCCTGATCGCCATCGAGCTTGGCACCCTCATCGAAGAGACCGATGTTCTACGCATGGTGCCCGTGCACGAGACGATCGCGTCGGCGATGGGCAACGTGTTGCGCTACGCCGCGTTGGTGAGCGTGTGCGACTACGGCAGTGAGGACTACTACGGCGCGCTCGACTTCCTGGACGACGCGCTGACGGGGCTCGACGCGGTGGTTGCGGCGCGAAGCGAAGGGGAGGCGGCGTGATACCGAACGAGCCTTGCGTCGAGCAGCTGTTCATCGTCTGCAACTGCGGCGAGTTCGAGTTGTCGATGCGTTACCCCGGCGGAGCGGCGGTTGGCCGGGTCGAACCGACTGAGGGCTGCAGCGACCCCGGCGATCACGAGCACTGGTTCGATCGGGCGACCGACTGCGGGCCGCATGGGGCGGCGTGAAACGGTCCGATATAGGGCTTGGAGATGAAATCGCGGCCACCGAGTCGCCTACAGATGGGAGAGAGCAGTGAACACACGAACGGTCACAGCAGCTGACTACGAGCTGGCGCTCGAGGTCATGGTCAGCGCAGAGGAGATGCTCCGGTCCAGCTACGAAGCCGACTACCTCAACGGTTGGCTGAGGCTCTTCGAGGCCATGGACGACTACACCCGAGTCAAGCCCCTTGGCTACTACGGGAGCGACTTGGACGTGATGGAACGGTCCGAGCATGAGTGCCAGGCACTCGACAACGTCATCAAGTACGCAACGGAGTTCGTTCTTGAGATGACGGACGTCATGCCAAGGGCCGACCTTCTGCGTGACCTGACGACGCTTCCGAACCTTCACGCCGCTGTTATCGGCTTCTACGCCGCCCACGGTGTTGAGCCGCCAGTGATGAGCACTGGAGACAACGAGACAGGAGAGATGGATGACTGAATGGGAAGACCGCACAGAGGCCTACAACGGCAATCTGAGCTCATACGATGCAGTCAAGCGCATCAAGGCGAGGCGAGACATATGGGGGGCCACGAAGACCGTGGCGATCGTGATCGCCAGCCACTACCCGGAGTGCTTCGCAAGCCGTGAGCTACTGAGCGACGAGTGCGGATTTCGGTCGGTGAACACGTTCAAGAAGCACTTGAACGAACTCATCGAGTGTGGACTCGCCGACGTCCTCGAGGAAGGACAGGTGGGAAATCGCGGGAGGCACATCGTCCTCAACTTCGACAAGCCCGATGAGGCGATTCGCCGTGGCGCCGTGGCGTCGAAACAGTCGTACCGAGAGAGCTTGATTGGTGGGGATCAATCTGTGACACAGGCCCAAGGGGGATCAATCTGTGACAGTTTTTGTCACGGATTGACCCCAGGGGGATCAATCTGTGACAGTTTTTGTCACGGATTGACCCCAAACAATCAATACAACAATCAATCTAACAATCAACAACAATTGGCGAAGCTTTCGCTTCGCAAGAGTGACGCCTCCTTTACTGCTTCGTTGGACAATGAAAATGAAGCAGCAAGGGATGAAAGGGAGCGTGACCGATACGGTTTTCTGCTGAAGCCTCAGTGCCACTACACACAGATCCCGACTGTGCGCATTCCTGAGCGGATTGCGGATGCAGGACTGTTCTGGCCGAGCGGCGTGATGGCTGATGCCGTTCAGGGGTGGACGGTAAGCGAGTGGGTCGAGACGGTTGAGGACTTGGCTCACGACTGGCCGGGCGTGGAGTTCGTACCGTGGGCTCTCGTCGATGAATCGCTGCCGCTGGTGGTGACGACTGACAACGCCGGTGCACCCGACGGCTACACCTTCCCAGGGCCTCTAGGACACGTCTGGAAGCTCGTGGACGGCGAGATCGCGCATCCGGCTACAGCAGGGATTCCAGGCGGTTACACGACGCTTCAGAGGCCTCTGGAGGCAGCGTGAATCTCATCCGGCCGAGGCTGATGATCTCGGCTCCGCCAAACCGAGTTTTCGAAGCGATGGCGATCCAGGCTGACCTCTCGATCAGGGGCTACGAGGTCAGCCTGGACTACCCAGTCATCGTCGGCGCGGTCCTCGAGGAATCGGCCTATCTGCAGCTCCAGGCGTGGCACGAGTCTGTGACGCGATCGCCCGATGTCATCCTCTGCCTGCCGATGGCGCCCGGCTCCAGCAAGCTCTTCATCTACCAAGAGCGCGTGCCAGGGCCGTTCGAACGAACCGAAATTCCCGTCCTCTGCGCCAGGGAGCGCGATGTGGCACTAACCGGCGCCACGCCGCAGCGCGCTTACAGCTGGTCACACGACGATATGGCGACCTTCTACATCAACGTAAAAGTCAATAGGCCACACGCGGCCAAGAAATCTTGACCATAGAGAAGATAAACAGCATTATCGCTCATATCGTGGTACCAAATGCTGTACCATATTCGTTATGGTGTGAGTAGTGCGCCTGGAGCTGACTAGCTCGGCAGCACTCGTTCTGGGGATGTGCCGTATGCCTCGCTACGACTACCGCTGTGATCGATGCGTCATCACCTTCGAGGTTGAGCAGAGTATCCACGCCAAGCCTCTGAGCCGCTGCAAGACGTGCAGGTGCAAGCTCACCAAGCTGATCGCTCCAGTTGGCATCGCCTTCAACGGCAGCGGTTTCTATTCGACCGGCGGCTAACCAAGCTGCCAAGTTCTGCCCTGGTCTCACCATGCCGCTATCTCTCCAGCGGCGTCTCCGCTCACCTCCCAGTGCTGTGAGACCAGGGCTCTTCGTATCAACAAGGGGCAACCATGAAGCGACCGTGCATTGATTGTGGGGTCGTCATTGCATCGGGCAGTCGCTGCGGTTCGTGCTACTCCACACGAGAGAAGCGCTACTCCAAGGTCCGTGGCACTACCACTGAGCGTGGCTACGGCTCGGCCTGGCAGAAGCTGAGCACCGAGATCCTCAAGCGTGATGGCTATACCTGCCACTACTGCGGGGGCCGAGCAGATACTGCCGACCACATCATCCCGAAGAGCAAGGGTGGAACCGACGCCCGAGAAAACCTCGTGGCCGCGTGCCGCTCTCACAACAGCGGCAAGGGCAACCGACCAGCCGAGCTGTTTCGCCAGCAAGTTCGCGGCGGCAGCTGACCGCCTTGGATGGGGGCGGGGGTCTTACCTCTAGAGGTCGCTACATGACCCACGCCCTAGTGCCAAATATACGCCCGCGAAAGTCAGAAACCCCTTTAGGCCCAGCAATACCAAGGGATACGGAGGAATGCGCCGAGATGCCGGCCAGAAAGTCTGAGGCGACAAGATGGCCCGAACCGGACGACCCCCTAAGCCCACTGAGCTGAAGCGTAAGCAAGGCAATCCCGGCAAGCGAAGTCTCCCAGTGCCGGTCGTCACGCTTCCCGCCGCCAACGGCACTCCCAAAGTGCCTTCCGGCCTTACTTCCTACGCCGAAGAACGGTGGGGGCTCATCTGGGAATCGGCTGCACTCTGGCTGAACCCTGCACTCGATGGTCCAACGGTCGAACGAGTCTGCAGGCTGTACGACGAGATAGCCCTGCTCGAGAACGACATCACAACGCGCGGCCACATTCTCCAAGAGCCGATCATCACGCCGCGTGGCCCTGCGATCGACCCGCAAACCGGCGAGGTGATGACCAAGTCGGTGGCTAACCCTGCCGCCCGCCTCCGTCGAGATGCCGAGAAGCAGCTCCAGTCCTGGCTTATTGAGCTCGGCTTCACCCCAAGCGCTCGTGCCCGACTCGGCCTCGCCGAAGTGAAGCGGCAGAGCAAGCTCGAAGAGCTGATGGCCAAGCGCCAGGAGCGAGCCAATGGCTAGGACCCCAGGCTGGCCACCGCTCTACATCACTAAGGCCACCCCAGCAGAGGTGCGTCGAGGCGACGGCTCCGCCGTCTGCGACTTCATCGAGACCTTCTGCACCGTCTCCAAGGACGGCATTGCAGCGCGTGGCGGCGACACGATTGTCCTGCGCCCGTGGCAGCGTGAGCTCATCGGGCACCTCTACGCAAGGCGCTCGGATGGCAAGCGTCGCTGGAGGCAGGCGCTGGTCGGTCTCCCCCGTAAGAACGGGAAATCGGCACTCGGTTCTGCGCTCGCACTCGAGGGCCTCATCTTCGGTGGCCAAGGTGCGGAGGTCTACTCGGCAGCCGGCGACAAGGAGCAGGCGCGCATCGTCTTCGGTGAAGCCAAACGCATGGTGCAAGGCCAGCCCGAACTCTCCGAACTCTCGACCGTCATGCGAGACGTCATCGACATTCCCGGTACAAACTCCGTCTACCGAGTCCTGGCAGCAGAAGCTCCGCGGCTCGAAGGTCTGAATCCGACCCTGGCCGTCATCGACGAGCTGCACACGCACCCCAACGATGAGCTCTGGAACGTGCTCACGCTTGGTTCTGGTGCACGACTCGACCCGATGACCTTGGCCATCACCACCGCTGGTGTCATGTACGACTCCCGTGGCCAAGAGTCCATCTGTTACCGGCTCTACAAGCACGGCATCGAAGTCACCCAGGGCTTGGTTGACGACCCCACGTTCTTCTTCGCCTGGTGGGGAGCTCCTGAAGGTGCTGACCACCGTGACCCCAAGGTCTGGAAGGCAGCCAACCCCGGTTTCGGTGACCTCCTCGACCCCGAGGACTTCAAGAGCACCATCAACTCCACGCCCGAACCGGAGTTCCGGACGAAGCGCCTCAACCAATGGGTGGAAGCCAAGTCCGCTTGGTTCCCCGTCGGCGTCTGGGACAAGGTCGCCCAACCCAAGCGCTCGATCGAAGACGGCGCCGATGTCGTTCTTGGCTTCGACGGTTCCTTCAACGGTGACACCACCGCGCTGGTCATCGCCAGTGTGGGTGACGACCCCTTCCTCCAGGTCGGTGGCCTGTGGGAGAAGCCCAAGACTGCGACACCTGACTGGGTGGTCCCGATCCACGAGGTCGAGGACCGTATCCGGCAGCTCTGCAAGCAGTACCGGGTCCGAGAAATCTCCTGCGACCCTTACCGTTGGGCTTCCACCATCCAAACGCTCGAGGCGGAGCGGCTTCCCGCCGTGGCGTTCCCGCAGTCACCACAACGGATGATCCCAGCGACCGCTCGGCTCTACGAAGCAGTGACCAACGGCGAAGTGCACCACAACGGCGACCCGGATCTTGCTCGCCACGTCGCCAACGCGGTGCTCAAGGTCGGCTCGGCCGGCAGCCAGCTCGCCAAGGAGTCCAAGAGCTCCAACAGGAAGATCGACCTTGCCGTTGCAGCGGTGATGGCGTTCGCCCGTGCCCAGAGTTTCGAGCCATTCGAGACGCCACAAATCATGAGCCTCAGCGACTTCTTGTAGGGGAGACCACATGCTTCGCGCCATCCAATGCATCGCCTTGCTGACTATCGCCGCCGGCGTCGGTCTGATCTACATCCCGGCCGGCCTCATCGTGGGCGGCATCCTCGTCGTGGCAGCGGTTGAGCTTCTTGCTCCTGCAGGTTCACCCGAGCCCAAGCCCACCGAGGTTGATGAATGAGCAAGACACTCTTCAGCGGACTGACGAATCGCGCTCCGATCGAACAGCGGGCCGCCGTTCCGGCGATGGACTACGGATCGGTCGTACCTCCCACCTGGGCGCAGCTCAACTCACCGCTCGGAAACTTCGGCAGTGCCGGCCAAGCCACCATGGGTCTTGCATCCGTGTTCGCCGCAGTCGGCATCCGAAGTGACGCGATCGGAACGCTCCCGATCCAGCAGTTCCGCGGTTACGGGGACAACAAGACCCAGGTCGCACCTTGGCCCGTCATCAACAACCCGGCTGGTGGCTCCAACCTGACCCAGCAGGACTTCCTCACCATGTACGAGGCCTGCATGTGCCTGCGTGGGAACTTCTACTGCAAGATCGTCGAGCGTGACCTCAACGGTTTCGCGTCGCAGTTGCTTCCAATCCACCCAGACGCGGTGAACATCACCCGCAATAAGCAGTCGGGCGCAATCGAGTACCGCTTCAACGGCAGCCCGACGCCAACCCCGATCGACGACGTGTTGCACATCAAGGGGATGATGATGCCGGGCATGCTCCGAGCTCTCTCGCCCGTCGAAGAGTGTCGGATGAGCTTCATGAATGCTCGCCAGCAGGACGTCTTCATCGCCAATCTCTACGCCAATGGTGGCCAACCTTCAGGTGTGCTCACCGTCCAAGGTGGTCTCAAAGACTCAGACGAAGGCAAGCAGGTAGCCGAGCAGTTCGTCGAGAAGCGTGGCGGCGCGCACAATGCCGGCATGCCGATCGTGCTTCCCGACACCATCACCTGGCAGCCGCTCACCTTGACCCCAGCGGACGCCCAGTGGCTCGAGAGCCAGGCGGCAAGCATTGACCTGGTCTGCGGGATCATTTTCCGTATCCCAGGCGCGATGTACGCCTCTCACACCAAGAACGCGGCCGGCCACGAAGACCGAGAGGACATCGAAACCTCATTCGTCCGAGACACCATCGGCGGCGACATCCTCCGCATCGAGACGGCGCTCTCGAACCTTCTTCCCCGCGGCCAGTACGTCAAGCTCGACGTGTCCGTGCGTCTACTTCCGGCACAGTTGGTCCGTTGGCAGATTCGCCAGATTCAGCGCAACATCGGAATCGCTACTCCCGCCGAGATTCGAGCCGGCGAAGACATGCCGCCCGTTGCCGACGAGTACGCCGAGTGGGCCAACAACCCCATGGCACCTCTCAATAGCGCGCAGTCCGGCGAGTACGTCCAGCCAGGCGACGAAACGCCCGTGCAGTCAGCCGACAGCACGAACCCAAACCCCAACTCCCACTAGGAGACCCTGTGACTGACACCCTTGATCACAACACCGAGGTGCGCACTGCCCTCATTGAGCAGATGCGCGGCATCACCGAGACCCGGTGTGTGCGTGACCAGGATCCTGAGTCCGCAGTTGCTCCGCAGTTCGAGTGGCGCGAGGTTGCCAACGGTACCGGTGGCACCAAGCTGCACTTCGAGGGCTACGCGTCAGTCGTCGAGCGTGGCTACCACGTGTGGGCCCCAGCGATCGGAGACTTCACTGAGGTCATCGACCGTCGGGCCTTCGACCAGTCGCTGCGCCAGTCGCCTGACGTCTCCTTCAAGCTCAACCACGCTGGCCTGCCCATGGCCCGATCAGCTGCTGGTGACCTTCGCTTGAGCGCCGACAACACCGGGCTCTTCTCGGATGCCGACCTCAACCCCGAGCGCGCAGACGTCAAGCTTCTTCGTCAGGCCATCGAAGCCGGCCACCTCAACGAAATGTCATTCGGGTTCCGCGTGGACCGCCAAGAGTGGACTCCCGACGGCCAGGAGCGCCGCGTGCTCTCCGCCAACCTGCACCGTGGCGACGTCTCGATCGTCGAGCACGGAGCCAACCCGGCGACGGCCAACCTCTTCACGCTCCGCAACCAGCTCACCGATCGCGGCATCACCGCAGACTCCCTGCAGGACGCCTTCCGTGCGCTTACCATTTTCAACGAGACCCGCAGCCTGGACCCCGAGGTCGAGGCTCTTCTTGTAACAGTTCTCACGCTGACCGGCATCGCAGACTCTGCTGTCGACCTCAGCCAGATTCTCCTGAGCGACACCCTGGGCGTCACAAACCCAGATGAAGCCCAGGACGAAGTCCTCGAGGGCGCCGACAACGACGTCGACGCCACTCGGGGCGACACGGACACCCTTGAGACCCGTGGCACCACGGCGGCGATTCTTCGCCTCCGCATGCTCGCAGCTCAGGGCTGACCAACCCGCCCACGCCGGACCGCGCACCGTCACGCCGGGCCCCTTTCGAGGGGCACCACCTGACGCGCCCGTGGCACCACCTGGACACACACCATCACCCATGGCGTGGCGGATGCCTCGCCCCTTTCCTTCTAAGGAGTCAATATGTCGGACACCGACAAGACCCTGCTCGAGACGCTCATCGAGCGTCGGGCAGCCGTGGCCGCGGAGGCCCAGGAGATCCTGGACACCGTCGAGGCCGAGACCCGTTCCCTCACCGAGGACGAGGAGACCCGCAGTGCGAGCCTCACCGCCCAGATGAAGGACCTGACCGATCGCATCAACCTCCAGGAGGCTGTGGAGCGTTCGCGCCACATCGCCGAGGCTGCTGCTGCCAAGGTCACCATCACCCACGAGCCCCACGAGTACCGTGCGGACAACTCCCACGAGGTGTCGTTCTTCCGCGACCTCGCCGCTCACAACGGCCTTGTCGGTGGCAGCAATGTCGACCAGGCCAACGAGCGTCTTGCTCGTCACGCCAAGAACATCCTCGAGACCCGTGCCGGCTCGGCAACTGCTGGTGCAGGTGGCGACTTCACCGCGCCCGTGTGGCTCGAGGCTCAGTTCGCTGAGGCTCTGCGTTGGGCCAGCCCGACCTGGGACGCCTGCAAGCAGGTTGAGCTCCAGACTGACGGCAACACCTTCACCGTGCCGCGTGTCGCGACTGGTACTCAGATTGGTGTCCAGGGCACTGAGAACACGGACATCGACAACCGGGACATCGTCGAGGACACCGTCACTGGCGTTGTCGACACCGTGGCCGGCTTCTACGACGTGAGTCTCAAGGCAGTCGAGCGTTCCACCAACGGAATCTTCGATCTCGTCATCACCCAGGACCTCCTGGCTGAGTACGTGCGCGCCAAGGACGAGTACATCCTGAGCTTCATCCAGGGTCTGGCCGAGGCCAACAACGTGACCTTCACCTCGAGCAGCCCCACTGCTCAGGAGTTCCTGACTGCGGTCGCACAGTCCGTGAGCCAGATCGCCACGAACCGCAAGATCGGCAACATCCCGACCACCACGATCATGACCCCGGCGCAGTGGTACAATCTGCTTTCCGAGGCTGACACTACTGGTCGTCCCGTTGTCGCGAGCACTGGCCTCGCCAACTACAACGCGCAGGGCGTCACCCCGACGGGTATCGCTCAGGGCGTCGCAGGCAAGCTGGCCATCGGTTCGGACGTCATCCTCGACGGCAACCTGCCGTCGGCGACCGTCAGCGAGGTTTCCACGACCCCGATCATCACCGCCATCATGAGTGAGATCTGGGCGATGGAGACCGCAGCTGGCCCGACCCTCGAGGTCTTCCGGGCCCCGGGTTCCGCCACCAACACCCTGCGGTACCGCTGCTACGGCTACGTGTCGGCGCTCTGCCGTCGCGGCGAGTCGGTCTCGATCATCTCGGGCACCGGCCTGGCCAACCCGGCGGGCTTCTAAGCCACCTTCAGAGGGCTAACCCCTTCTGCGTACCCACCCGGTTTCGATCGGGTGGGTACGTGGGGGAGGGGTGTACATGAGGCCTGTCCGGCAATCCCCTGGCCGTTGAACCGCCTCCACCCTTCTCCCACGTACCCACCCGGTCCACACGATCTCCCGAAAGGGGACACCATGTCATTCGTCGAAGCACTCAAGACTGAAGCCAAGCACATCGAGGACGCGCTCGCTGCCGCAGTTCAGCGTGAAAAGGCAGCCGTCGGTCCCGTCGTAAAGGCGGAAGCCACTCAGGCGCGCAAGCAGCTCGAGACTCGTAAGGCAGACCTCAAAACAGCTCTCGCCGATGCAGGCGTTCAGGTCGAAAAGACGGTTGTCTCTGACGTCAAGGCCGACGTCGCCAAGGACGTCGCTGCGGCCGAGACCGCAGTCACCAAGTAGGTCACCCACCATCGAGAGGAGGGCGGCGCTGTGGCCCAGTTCGATTTCACCATCAGGCAGGGCGACTCGCTCCCGTACCTCACTCAGACGTTTACAGACTCCACGGGAACTCCCGTAGATCTGACCGGCTGCACCGTCCACTTCGTCATGCGGACGCTCACTGCTTCTACCCCGGCGATCAACGCCGAGGCCGAGATCGTTGACGCCGCCACAGGCCAAGTCTCCTTCGCATTCTCTTCTGAGCAGACTGCAACAGCTGGCGAGTACATGGGCTCCTGGATCGTCACGAACGGTTCCGGCGGCACGTTCACCATCCCGACGCAGGGCTACCTCACGATCTCCATCGAGGAGAACCTCGTCACCGCGGGAGGTTCTCAAATCGTCTCGCTGGCCGAGATCAAAGAAGCCCTCAACATTCCTTCCGACGATCGGTCGCACGACTCTCGCTTGACCCAGATGGCACTCGACATCGTCCCGGTCATCGAGCACATCACTGGCCCGATCCTCCAGCGGTCCTGCACAGAGTGGTACGACGGCGGCTCTCAGTCGATCATCCTTCGCAATCGCCCTGCGGTCTCTGTCGAGGCCGTCTCGGAATGGTGGGGTCCGATTGAGCACGTGCTTACCCAAGTCGACAACCCGACCGCCGGCACCATGTTCAGTTTCCAGTTCGAGGCTCCAGGTCGAGTCACCCGCCGTGGCCCTGGCGGCTCGACAATGTGTTTCGAATACGGTCCGCAGCAAGTCCGCATCGAGTACACCGCAGGCCTCGAGACAGTCCCACCGAACGTCACCGAAGCAGCGCTCCAGCTCATCCGCGTCCACTACGACCGCACGCAGGCACGTCCCATGCTCCGTGGTTGGATCGGCGACGGAAGCCTCGACGACAACGAGCCGAGCAACGGTTCGATGATCCTCGGGTTCTTCGTTCCCAATGTCGTACGAGAGCTTCTTCAGCCATCCCAGAAGACCCAGGCGTTTTTCTAATGGCGGTCGCACACTCCACCACGATGTTCGATGTCTACGACCGCTACGTCGCACTCCTGACCTCTGCGCTCAGCACCACGTCCACCAAGTGGCACGTCTCTGACGGCGAACCTCGTGTCGGCGAGTACGACTACGTGGCCGCCGTCCTCGGAGCTACTGGCTGGGAGCAAGAGCCGGCCGGCATCGGTTCGGGCGCTCCGTCCTTCCCGCTCGATGAGCGCTACGCCATCGAGAGCCGCATCTTCGCCTGGGACGGCACCATCGACCAGGCCCGAAGCCGGGCAGTGATCAAGGAGGCCTACAACGCCATCCTGTCCGCTGTCCGTGCAGACCCGACCCTCGGCGGAACGCCCGGCGTCATCTACTGCCACGTTGGCGTCCTCGAGTACGAGCAGGGCGTCACCAACCTCGAGGGTTCCGCGGCCCAGCTCGACATCAACCTCAACGTCTACGCCCGCATTAGTTAGGAGCCCCTGTGTCTCAGTTTCGCAATGTCACCGATCAGGAGTTGGTCATTGGCTACGGCCTGACCATCGCCAAGACGGTTCAGCCAGGCGACGTCTTCAACGTCGTCGATGGTGCTGACCCCTCGTATGAGTGCCAACCCAACGTCTTCCAGCCTGTCAACAACCCAATCCCAACCCCAATCCAGTCCGACGAGACCTCGTCTGACGCCACAACCGAGGAGCAGTAATCATGGCCATCCCTTCCGGTCTCGGCGGTACCTTCGGCGTCGCCGAGGAGACCTCTCCGGGCACCTACACCGCACCCACGCGCTGGTTCTACTTCAAGAAGGAGCAGCTCGCTCTCAAGAAGACCACCGTCGTGAGCGAAGTCCTCGGCGCCGGAGCGGTTCACCCCGCGTCGCGGCGTGTCGTCACCGCGGTCGACGTCAGCGGTTCTGTGGATCTCGACCTGACGGACAGCGGCGGCCTCGGGCTCCTCGTCAAGCACTCACTTGGCAGCACCCCGATCGTGAGCACGCCCACTGCGGGTGTCACCAAGCAGGTACACGCGTTCGGTGACCCGACTGGTAGCGCCCTCTCGGTGCAGGTCGGCCGTCCGTCGGTGGATGGTTCCGTCAATGCTTTCAGCTACACCGGCATCAAGGTCGATGAGTGGACACTTGCCGTCTCCACCGGTCAGATCGCCACGCTGGCGCTGACGGTCGACGGCGTGAACTCGAGCATCTCTGAGACGTACGTCGCTCCCAGCTACTCGGGAACCGGTGGTTCACCCCTTCACTTCGCTCAGGGCAGCCTGACCCTCGGCGGGACAGCGACGACGTCAGACGGTGAGGTCACCATCTCTGGTGGCGCAACTCCGGCCGGTGCGGTCAAGACCGTCGAGATCAAGGGCTCTACTGGCCTGGCGAAGGACCGCCGGACTCTTGGTTCACTGACCAAGCTCGAGCAGGTTCGCAATGCATTCGTCGACATCAGCGGAACCGCTGAGGTGGAGTTCGCAACGATGGACATCTACAACGAGTTCCTCGCTGGTGCCCCGCTGAGCCTCGAGCTCTCGTTCACCGGTGCCGAGATCGGCTCCACCGGTACCAACGCCCAGTTCAACGTCATCCTCCCTGCCATCTACATCGATGAGCCGGGTGGCCCCAGCGTTGAGGGTCCGGACATCCTCACCCAGAAGGTCGCCTTCACCGCTTTCTCCGACGGCACCAACACACCAGTACAGATCACCATCGTCTCGGCCGACACCACCGTCTGAGCATCAACCAAGGAAGGAGTGTCGGCATGAGCGACACCACCCCAATCACGCCTGCAGGTTTCACTGTCATCGTTGACGGCGAGACTTACGAGTTCAACAACAAGCTCCGAGCGCAGGAAGTTATCGCAATGGAGTCAGCCACTGGTATGACCTTCGACCAGTGGAGCGCATCGCTTCAGGCTGGATCGATGGCAGCCCTGGTTGCTCTCATCTGGCTCCTCAAGCGTCGCAAGGACCCGCGCGTGAAGTTCAAGGATGTTGACTTCGACCTTGACGCTCTTGAGTTCGTCACGCCCGTCGAGGCAAAGGAAGCCGATGTCCCTATCGAGGCGGCGGCCGACGCCTAGAGGAAAAGTTTCAGGAGTACATGGGCGAGCTGGCCCACTTCTTTCACATCAGGCCTTGGGAGTACGAACTCCTCGATTACAAGGATGCGATCAGTCTGTTCACTCAGATTGACGCCATCCGTGCCGAAGCCAACAAGGGCGGAAATCATGGCTGACTTCAAGCTGAAGAAGATCCGAAGCTCGAAAGCCAACTCCACCGTGGTCTGCAACACCCAAGAGCTTCAAGACATTGGCCGGAAGCTCTGGAAGGTGGATCGCTCTCTCTATCGGGCAGTTCAATCTCACTTCAAGGACCTCGGCCGAGTTCTCGAAGCGGCTGCCAAGGAGGAAGCGCGAGCTACCTCTGAACCCGTGGCCAACACCATCAAAGCCCAGACGCGTGGCATGGGCTTGAAGCTTGTTTCCGGTAGTCCAAAGCCCCTCAAGGGCTCTGGAGTAGGTGGTCAAGCAGCCGGCATGGAGGACAGCCGCAATCGTGGCTACTGGCGCCACCCCGTCTTCGGCAACAAGAACACGTGGGTCAGTCAGAAGGCCAAGCCGTATCTCCGGCCAGCAGTCGAGAAGAACATTCCGGCCATCAAGAAGGCAGTCGAAGATGCCACGGCGACAGCGCTGGGGGACATCGGATTCAAGTAGGCGAGGAGCCACGACATGGGTCGCACACAGGCTGAAGTCACGGTCCTCGTAAACGACCGTCAGGCTCGTGAGCAACTCCGGGCGCTCGGCTACTCGATGCAGGAAACGGCCGACAAGAGCGCTGGCGCGTTCGAAAAGGCATCGTCTCGCATGGGCAAGGCCTTCGGCGGTCTTGGCAACTTGGCAAACCAGTTCGGCCTGCCCTTCTCCGGGGTGCTCGACGGCGTCTCCAAGAAGTTCGATGAGGCCAAGTCACACGGCGACGGTCTCAAGGGTCAGCTCTCCGCCATTGGTGGCACGGTCGCTACCGCGGGTGCCGCTGGCCTCGTCGCTGTCGGCGCCGAGTCGCTTCACCTCGCCGACTCGTACGATGAAACGCACCGCCGCCTCGAGGCTGCCGTCAAGGGCAGCGGCGAGAGCATGGACGCGTGGAAGGGCCAGATCTCTTCCGCTGACTCCTCGATGTCGAACCTCGGCTACACGTCGACGGACGTCGAGGGAGCACTGACATCTGGCGTTGTTGCCACGCAGAGCGTTGGCAAGTCGTTGTCTCTGATGAAGACTGCAGCTGACCTGGCGGCCTACAAGCACATCAGCCTTGGCGAAGCGATGACAGCGGTCGCGCGCGCCTCCGAGGGACAGACTCGTGCGCTCAAGAGCCTTGGTATCGATCTTCCCATTGCTGCCGGCGGTGCACTCAAGACCAAGAACGCTCAAGACGCGCTTTCGAAGGCTCAGAAGGCCTCGGCCGCTTACCTCGCCCAGTACGGCGACGCGATCAACGTCAACTCGAAGCACCACGCGGCCTACGAGAAGCTGCTCGGCGCGACCGAGGCGGCGCAACAGAAGCTCTCTGATACCCAAGACGCCGGCAAGCAGATCGTGGATGCGCTGAGCAAGCGCATCGGTGGTCAGGCCGTGACCGCCACCAAGGGGCTGCACGGGGAGACTCGCGTTCTCCAGGCCAAGCTTTCTGATATTGGGATCACCATTGGGCAACACCTCCTTCCGATCCTCGAGGGGCTGATCGGCAAGGTGTCATCACTGATTGGCTGGTTCCTAAAACACCGTGCCGCAGCGATCGCCCTAGCTGGCGTTATCGGCGGAGTGCTTTCGATCGCAGTCGGTGTGTTCGTTGTGAACAAGGTCCAGGGCATGATCAAAAGCGTCAAGAGCGCCGGTGACGCCCTCGGTGGCCTCAAGGACCTCATGATGAAGGCCATCCCTAGCTTCGCCGAATACGGCGCCGCTCAGGACGAAGCGGCCATCTCGACGGAAGGTCTCGGTGATGCGGGCTACACCGCCGCGCCAGGAGTAATCGCGGTGTCGTGGCCCATTCTCGCCATCGTGGCTGCGATCGCCGTGCTGGTGATCGGGATCTACGAACTCTGGAAGCACTGGAAGACAGTGTTCGGATTCATAAAGGCAGTCGTCAAGACGGTCGTCGATTTCGTGAAGCAGCACTTCATGATGCTGCTTGCGATCTTCGCTGCACCTGTCTTCTTGGCCCTCGTCGTGTGGAAGCACTTCCACGGCGCCATCACGGGGTTCATCAAGGACATCGTGAAGTTCATCAAGGGCCACTGGAAGCTTCTCGTCGAAATCCTCCTCGGCCCCATCGGATGGGCGATCGCCGCGTGGAAGAAGTGGGGTAAGGACCTCACCAAGATCTTTGACGCCGTCCTCAAGGGCATCGAGAAGGTCTGGAACGACGTTATCGACGGCTTCAAGTGGGCCTGGGGTGAGGTCAAGAAGGGCGCCGACTGGCTCAACGACAACGTCATCAAGCCGCTGTTGAAGTTCTTCGAGGCGATCCCCAAGGGAATCTCTTCCGCCTTCACCACGCTCAAGGACATCATCACGACGCCGTTCAAGGAAGCGTTCAAGTTCATCGCCAAGATATGGAACGAAACTCTCGGCGGCTTCCACGTCTCTATCCCCAGTTTCGTGCCCATCATTGGTGGTGACTCGATCACCCTGCCGAAGATGGCCGTACCTCACCTCGCTGACGGCGGCGTCGTCCAAGCGCGTCCCGGCGGCACGCTCGCCCTGCTCGGCGAGGCCGGCCGCGACGAAGCGGTCATCCCGCTCAACAAGGCGGGCCGCGGCATGGGCGGTTCCAACATCACGGTCAACGCCATCACCAACGCCGACCCACGCCAGATCGCCAACCAGATCGGCTGGATTCTTCGCACGCAAGGGGCCCACTGATGTCGTATCCAGTAACTGCGGCGCCCAGCCTTGAGACCTGGCAGGTGGCCTTCGGCTCGACCGTCATCGGTGGCCCTGGGCTGCAAGTTGGTGTGACTCAGATCGAGGGCCTCGGCATGCCCGATGTCAGCTCCGGCGACGTCCAGCGTCCCCACGACAGTGGCTCACTCACTGGGTTCGACTACCTCACCTCTCGCACCATCACGGTAGACCTCGAGGTCTACCCCGGCGAGACCGACACGTACGAACTGCTCCAGGCGATCGCCACGGCCACGACAACCACGCCACCCTTTGTCTCTGGCGTCAACCTCCAGACGGAGCAGCCGCTCTGGGTGAAGGTCCCCACGATCGGAACGGTCTGCGCCATGGCCAAGTGTCGCCAGCGCGCATTCCCCGTGGACTTGGCCGCCTCACTCGGCGTCGCCAAGGCATCGTTGCAGTTCTCCGCCTCTGACCCTCGTCTCTACTCCGAGCCGACCACAGTGGCCGCGGCATCCTCTATCTCTCTCACCAACGGCGGCAACTACGAGACCCGCGCCAAGTACACCGTGAGCGGCGCGACCGCCTCGTCCTGGACGCTCTCAGCGGCGGTCGGCGGTACCACGATCGGGTTCATCACTTTCAGCCAACCGATTCCCGGTGGCAGCACGGTCGTCATCGACTCCCTGGCGCGATCGGTGTTTCTCGAGTCCGCGGGGACCAACTGGCGTGGCGTCATCAACCCTGGTGCTTCCTGGTGGAGCGTCCCGGCCGGTGAGACAGTGACCATCACCGTGAGTTCGGGCACGGTCTCTGCCGTCATCTGCGACGCCTGGATGCTCTGATGTCGACGAGCAGCTCTATCCGCTACCTCACCTTCGACTACCTCACGAACAAATTCACCGGCGAGATCATGGGTCTCAGTGGCGTGACGTGGTCCGAGATCATCAACGCCACCGGCAGCTTCAGCGCCACTCTCAACCTTCGCGACGAGAACGTCTCTGCATCCGTTGCAGGCGGAGTCATCAACCCCGGCAAGACCGTGCTGCTGGCAGTCACGGGCACCGAGGTTCTCTGGGGCGGCCTCATCACGGGCGCGGTGTTCACTGCTTCGACCGGCGTCATGACCATCACTGGCGCCGACTTCCTCACGATCCTCGATCGCATGCAACAGCAATTCAGCTACAGCGGCTTGCCGAACAACCCCGGCGCCAATCTGAGCTTTGTTGGCTCGCCCGAAACGTGGGCCTCCTACGCCTACGAAAGTTCCTATGCCTTCTTCTGGCCGGCGCTCGGCGGCCCGCGGTACTGGGTGGCCAATCCCGTCGCTCCTGCGATCGCGGCGTTCGCCATGATCGGTGACGCTCTCAGCTACAACGCCTACCAGTTCGTCCACGCGATGCCGGGCCTCGACTTGCCGACGGCAGGTGGCCTTATCAACGTCACGCCGGTCATCCACAGCCTCGGCGGTTCACCTCCGCCGGCTTACTGGATGGCGATCGATCACCCGCTCTCGCAGCGCCTCTCTCTCGGAGCCGCATGCGAGAAGTTGGCCGGCGCGAAGATCTACTCGGGCTTCGACATCTCTTTCACTGCAACCCTCGTGGACAACGTCCCGGAGTATGCGCTTGAAATCTGGTGGCCTCGCATGGGTGTCGATTCGACCGTGACGCCGACCGACGTCCCGGTCGTCTACGTCAACGGCAGTGAGGGCATCGACTTCACCTACACAATCGACGCCTCTCAGCAGTACACGACCATCTTCGTGACGTCCGGCTCCGCCAGCAAGGGACTGAAGGCGGGAGCCTCTGACTACTGGAGTGGCACGACGTTCGCCGGCAACGGCTACTTCACCGCCGATCCGATCCTCGTCGAAACCTGGGTCAATGTCTCTCAATGGGATGACGATGTCATCTACCCCGGCAAGGTCGTCGCGTGCGTGCCGGTCGGCGAGTTCGGCTGGAGCACCTCGATCGCCTGGACGGGCTCGACGCCTCCCTGGGCAACGGAGACGCTCGCTGGCTTCACGATGATCGTGCAGGACGGACCGACGTCGCAGGGTTACCCGCCTTCGCAGATGACAGCGAGCTACTCGACGACGAACAGCCTGAACGCGCTCGATGCTCTCGCATACGGAGACCTCGCGGCATCGCAGTGGCCCATCTCAAACCCGGTCCTCACCATTGACCTGGACAACCCACTCGCAACTCAAATCAAGCTCGGCGATGACATCCGAGTCGTCACGGCACGTAACGAGATCTGGCCCTCGACCGGATTGGATTGTGTCTTTCGGGTCGTCCAGAAGGACACGGTCATCACTGATGTAGGTGTGTCCACCGTGTCCTTCACTCTGACAATGCCGTTCAATACGGATGGCCTCAACGGCTTCCCCGGCATCCAGCCACCAATCATCTAGGGGAACCCATGCCGAAGGTCCACAAGAACCCAAGCGACTACACGGTCAACTACCTCGCCAACCAGAACCGCCGCATCACCGAGCAGTCACACGTTCGCGCCTCGGGCATGCAGGCGGCGCACCACCCGAGCCTCGCCATCCCAGCAGCAGCTGGAGGAGCGCAGGAGTGGTACGTGCCAAGCCTCGTCACAACTGAGACTTACGGCGGCAGGTCCGTGACTGATTCTCTCGGCACCTACTACCAGGTGGCTTCTGTAGAGGGCTTCGCTGTTGGTGATCTCATCATCGGTGTGGATTCTGGGCTCGGTGGGGCTCACAGCACCCCGGGCTGGAACTACACAGCGTCATGGGTCACGATCGTGGACGCCGTCAACAGCAGGCTGTATTACAACCCGCCGACCATTGTGGCCAACTTCCACTTGGTCCTCTCAGGCTTCTCTTGGGCCACGACCGGCAACGGTTTCATCATCAAGCCGCCGCAGGTAACAACGGTGGTCGCGCCCGGCCAAGACCTCGATGGCAATCCTCTCGACACAACGGTCAACGTCAGTGTCGCCACCTCGATCGAGTTCCCCACGACTCAGGTGAATGTCATTGGCCTCATGGTCGCTTTCCGGACCGGCTATGCCGGCCAAGGCTTCTCGACGCTTCCTTCTGGGACTCCGACGTCGGACTACTTCAACGCTCTCGACACCCGGCAGACCGACGAGCAGATGTTGGTGATGTTCAACGTCGCCAACGGCGTGCCGGGCGGTACTGGTGGCTGGTCAGCACCTCCGACCTATCAGCTTCAGCACAGCTACCTCATGACCTTGGCGCAAGGCACCTCACCGTGGCAGACAACGATCGTTGATCCCGCCGCGAGTGGCACGCCCTATGCCGGTTCCATCAGTGAGATTCCCGCCGGGATGTCCACTACTGAGAACACGCTCACCTCCGTTGTTGTTGGCGTAGCTGGCATCGATGGCGAGGAGATGTGCTTCGCCGAGTTCGTACCTCCCGCACTCGGCGGTCCTTCCGCATCACTCAACACCACCCTCGCTCACCCCGCCGGTTCGCCGGTGCGCGCGGTGACCGCAGATGGGCCCGAGAAGTGGACCTTCTTCCCTCTCTACTGGGTCTCCGACCCGACAGCCGCGATCACGATCGGCTCCGGCCAGATCACCGTCGACCCCCGCTAACCCCCACCTCCCACCCGAAGGATTTCTATGCGCCGTCTACTTCGTCGCGCCTCGATGGTCATCGCCGTCACGGCCTTCTTCTCCGGCTTCGCCATCGGCACCGCACCGGGTGTCGCCGCCGCCCCGATCGACGGCTCGTCCTGCACCAACCAGGTCCGCATCATCGACGTCAGCTCCTACCAGCCCAACATCAACTGGGCGTTGGTCGCGCGCGACGGGATCGCGGGCGCCTACATCAAGGCCACTGAAGGCACCTGGTACGCCTCGCCAACGGCCGCGTCGCAGCGGGCCGGCGCAGCGGCGGCGGGTCTGCCTTATGCGGGGTATGACTTCGCCCGGCCGACTGACGATCCAGTTGCTGACGCCAAGTACTTCGTAGCTAACGGTGGCGCGCAGGGAACCCTGTCTCCGGTGCTCGACCTCGAGACCAACGGCTACTCGGAGTCACAAACAGTGCAGTGGGCCGTGACCTGGAACAACGAGCTCTACGCCCTAACTGGTCGGTGGGCGACGCTCTATACGGGCTACTACAGCTGGTTCAACGACTCGACACTTGCCAACGCCTTCCCGAATCTCTGGCTTGCGGCTTACCCTCTCGGTTACTCAGCCGTAGCCAACAACAGCGCTTGCAGCGTTTCCTGGGCCAACGAAAACACCGGCGCGTGGAGCGGCTACTCCCTCTGGCAGTTCACCTCAGTCGGATCCATCTGGGGCATCGGCGGCAACGTGGATGTCTCGACCGTGACCCCGCACTGGTGGGCCGAGCAGACCGGCGCGTCCGTCTCTCCTCCGAACTCGCCCGGCACCAATAATCGGTACCCTGCATCGACTTACGGGATCGGCTCGTCCGGCACCGCGGTGACCAAC